AAATCGGTAGAACTAGAGGCATCGAATACCTTTATAGTAACGTCTAATGCACCACTATGAGTATTAAATAACTTTACAGTCTTAATAAGACTAGCTGTGGCTGTTGGAGATTCATACATATCTACGTCTGAACCTGCAGCGTTTAATAATTTTTGTACATTTTTATATATATTTGCCATTATGAAAAGAAGAAACTAAATCGTTCTTTTTCCTCCTCATTTTCTGTTAAGTATGTTGAGTTTAATTGTTCTATAACAGATGTTAAAACTCTGTTAATTTGTCTTTGATTATCTTCACTATATTCTTTTTTAGGTTCCGGTAATCTAACTACTATCTTTGTCATTATCTTTTACCATCCTGTTGTAAATCTATTTGAAATGTACCAAATCGCCATGACTCTGAACTTCCCGTATTTTCTATTTTTATACTAGCATACCTACCTCTTGCTCTGGTATCTTGTTTTGTTGTTGAAGAGGTAATTGTAAAAGGACTGTATGTACTATTAGCAGTAGTAGACGACGGAAAATCTTTTAATCCAATTGTTACATTAGCATTTCCTGTAAGAGTTTTAAAGTCTGGCACAAACCTTCTCATTGCTAAAAACAATTCAGGTTGTTCTTGTTGTAAAGCTATATCATAAGACTGTATAAAAGATGTTAATGCTGTTGTACTACCATCAGGATTAATTTGATCTGTACCTATATCATGTTGAAAGTAAACTGTTTGACCTAAACCAGATTCTCCAACTATACTTGGAAACGTTCCTGTTGCTGAAGAATTAAATTGAGTAGCATAAGGTTTGGGATATACAACAGAATCAATCCAAGTAGTTCTAATTGAATTTACATTTTGTCCTGTGTACCAATTACCCATAGGTACTCCTTTAGATTCGCCGTAATTAAATACTACGTACCTATCATTAAATGTAGAACCTTGTGTTGGATAATACCATACAACTTCTGTGTAAAGATTATTAATACCTGCTGCAACTTGTTGACCTTTTGTAGTATCAAAGTCATCATAAACATAATCTTCTACACTACATGGTAAGTTGTTAACTGTACCATCAAATGCAAAAAACCCATTATTACCAAGCCAATATGCAACACCATCAATCTCAATAGCTGCGTTCTGTCCTATTAAACCACAGTTAGTACCAACTTGTTCAAAACCAAATGTAAATGGTGATCCAATAAATCTCATAGTGTACAATGCATTGTCAGTCCAAATTAGAATGTTTTCTTTTGCAACTAATGCACCCATAATTTTTGTACCATCTTGTAATCTTTGTGTACCAGCAGTGTTTGTTGTTCCTGGTGCATAAGTATTAATTTGTTCTTGATTAGAAAATCTTATAAACATATCGTCTTGTGTTGTAGGATCACCAATAGTTGTTTCTGTTCCCATATGAATTAAGTGACGTGTTGTTGGTGATATCAAAGTTAATCTTGATGCAGTAGGATTTCCTACATCTCCACTAATAGCTGTTACAAAGCCAGTAGTTAATGTAGATGCTCTTGTTGTAAATTTTGCTGCAATGTCAGAGTTCCATGTAAATGTTTTACCATTTGCAACTGTTGCCACTAATACTTGACCAAAGTTACTTAAAGACCAGAGTCCTGGTTCAAGAGATACTGTTGATGCTACAACTGCATCACCCCAGTTACCCCAGTCTGTTGCATTTTGAACTGTTGTATTAGTAGAGTGAGCTTGTCCATTAGAAGTTCCAGCTGTTGCTGTTCCTTTTGCACCTCTAGTAATTCCCAAAAATTGTGTAGCGTTTGTTGATGTGTATGTAATTAATTCTGCACTTGGTAAAGTTCCAACAGCGATCGTTCCTGCAGAAGGAAACCCTGTTGTACTATCTACGGTTACTGCTGTACCGGATCCACCTGTACCTGCTGTGTCAGCATTTAGTGATCCATCTAATTCTGTGCTTTGTGATCCTGTAACATTTCCTCCATAGTTTCCAATACCAAAACCATAACCATAAGATTGTGCAGATGGTCCTACAGTTTCATAAGGATTAACAGTACAAGAACTTCCTGAAGTTAAATCTGATCCACCACCGTTTGCTTCTGCTGATGGTGATGTAACTGTAAATGTTGTAGAACTTGGAACTGTTATTACTTGACAAAGTTTATCTTCAAAAGTTGACGCAGCAATACTAGAACCTGTTGGCATTGTTACTGAATCTAATTCAACAATATCTCCTATTTCTAAACCATGATTAGTTGATGTAGTAATTGTAACAGCTGTGCCTCTAGTTGTGCTTGTAGTTATAGTAGAGCCTGTAAATTGAGTTTGTACTCCAGCGTTATTACTTTTAAAAGGTGTAATATCAAACAAAGCTCCTTCAAAATAAACAAGTAAAAATTTATCTGTTCCAATAGCCACGTACCTATTACCGTCAAGATCTACGAATGCATGTTGTTTTCTAGCTACACCACATATAGTATCACTCAATAAAGAATTCCAACCACCTACTTTTTCTGGTAAGCCATATCTAAATCTTACGTTATCTGAATCTACCCATCTACCTGCCGCACCGACAGATGTATCTTGTTTGTCGATTCCAGGTAAAAATTTTATGGAAGTCAGAGCCATGGTCCGTGCTCCTTATGCCGTGTTCGTTTTATATGCCCAACCTCTTGTCGAATCTACATATACCAATGTTACTGCTTGACCATTTACGGTTAATACTAGATTTGAAGTTCCTGAATTAATTGGTTGTCCGTTTCTATCAAAAGTTAAATTGTTAGAATTAAAAGTTCCTCTAGTATCAATTACAGTAACTTCATCTCCAACTGCTGGAGAAGAAGGTAGATCTATTTCTATCGGGTTGGCTGTTGTATTTGCAAATATTTGCGCGCCAGCGACTGCAGCGTATGGACTATTAGAATCAGTTATTGTAGCATAACCTTTTTCAATAATAGCCGTAACTGTTTCTGTACCATTTGATCGACAAAGAACAGTTGATCCTGGAGGTATTGGTTGTGCAGTTCCACTTGCTGTTAATACACTCAAGGTTCTGTTTGATGTTCCTCTAACGGTATCATCTTTAATAATCCAAACTCTAGTAACACCAGAACCACTTGGCATTGTTAAAGTTCTATCTCCACCTAAAGTTCCATGTAATCTTAAATATGCATTTTTACCATTTGATGTTGCACCATCTGTTAATAATAAAGTAACACTACCTGAAGCTAGATCGATATCTTCTACTCCAGATGATCCTTGTTCCAAAATCTGTAAATTTGTATTTGTAATTCCGCCCCATTGACCAGCTTTTTCGCCGGTTGTAATAATTTCTAATTTTAAATCTGATGAAAATGTTGATGCCATATTAATTTGTATCTATTGGTGTCCAGACCATTGTTACACCTGGAACAATTGCACTCCATGTTATCGCAGCTACTTCTCCTGTATCTACAGCTAATTGTACTATAGTTGGATCTATATTTGCGTCAGCAGTTATTGTAACACTTCCCGTTGATAAGGTCAATTGGTTATCACTAGGAGTAATATCAACACTTGTAGAAGCATCAGCTGTTCCTGTATTTAGAACAACCTGACTACCAGTAGGAGATACGTTAGCGTCTGCTGTAATTGTTAGTGTACCTAGACCTAATGTAAGTCTATTTGGATCAGGAACTTCTGTAATAGAATCTGCTGAAATAGCAGGATTACCTATACTGATGGTAAGTGTATTTTTTATTACACTTACTTGTACATCGCCAGCTACTTGTGAAGTAGCAAATGGTAATGCCGATATTGCGTCAAATCCTAAACTCATAATATATCCTTAAAAGGAAGCAGGGGGTATGTGGTGGTGCCCTGCCTCCATTTAAGAATATATCATCGTTTAAACCAAGAAGGAAGTCCTAAATGCGGACGTTTATCAAACATATTATTTTTTGATCCTGGGGTTTTACGATTATTATAATGTAAGAATACTTGCACGCATTCTTTACCTTTAAACTTATTTCGCCAATGTTCTAGCTCACAACCAGAATAAACCAACATATCACCTTGTTTTAAATCTACTTTAATACCTTTTTTACCAGTCTGGCCAGATGGCTCTAGATATATAGGCCAATCATCACCAGCAAGATTCATAGTAGTAGATATCTCACAACTAAATCTATCTTTGTGTCTTTTTAATTCATCACCTTTTTTATAAATTCTTGCATAGGTATAAGCAGGATATAATTTTAATCCTGTTGCTTTTTCCATACCTGGTTGACATTTAAGTAATAAAGTTTCCATAGCCATATTAGCATATTGAGAATATGTGTTTGGTATCTGTTCATTCTCTCCTTCATAATATCCTATGATAGTTTCAAATGGAGAAAAGTATCTTGCTTGTCTACAAGTATCATAAACTTGTTTTTGCATTAAGAAATAGTTTGCAATAAAAGCTGCTAAATCTTTTGATATAGCTTGTTTAATAACTGTGTATTTATTTTTTTTAAACGACATCTTTAGCCATTTCTTTTGGCACTGCTTGTATATTCCAATGTATAAATCTAAATGGTTCAATACCAAAGTCCACCGCATACTCGTGTTCTAAATAACCTGGAAATATAATTAATGTTCCAGGCTTTGGACGTAAATGAAACTGTTCGTGACCAGGCCATACACCTTTTAAATCTGGTTTCATTTTTAATTTTGTACATCTTGCACCAGTCTTTGGTTCATGAAATACTGGATAAGAAGTTTTATCGCTACACTTTAAAAAATAAAATCCTGATACGTGTTGGTTCCAATGTATGTGTGCTGAATGATGACCACCACCTTTTTTAGCAAACTCTTGTACCCACAT